TCACTTTATCTCCCCATTAATCTGAGTAGTAAACCCCGCCTTACTAAACGAATGTTCAACCCGCGTTGCCGTCCAGCTCGGTCCAGTGATACCCGATCTAAATCCCGTCAATATCAATGGCGACTCAGCGAACAGATCAGCATTACCAACCGATAAACTAAGGTCTACGGTAGCCGTTCCTTGATCCAGCGCTGATTTTTTTGCCTGCGCCGCCTCAATCGCTTGCTGCTGATTATCGTAGGTGTGCCGTAAGGTATAAGCGGGTTTTTCGGTGCTAGTGCTGACTGCAATATTCTGGCCAGTCGCCTTATCGTGATAAGTAGCCGTTACGGAGGCGTATTTACCACGGTCGGTAATGCTGCAATGGTAGCCAGGCAACACCTGTGTTTTATCAATATAAATCGGCAACAAGCTGGCACCGCCGACGCTTTTCGATTCGCCAGCCTTGGCCAGGATCAAATGGTCATTGGTGACTTTGGCGACGCCGCCGTATTGTTTCGCCAACCGGGTCAGTAAATGCAAATCTGATTCTTGCGTTTGATCCACATGTCCCAGCTGAATAACAGCCAGATCGGCGGAGGCTTTGCCTACAAGTCCGTTATCACCGGCCAGCGTTTTTACCAGATCACCCAGAGTGATGTTATCGAAGTGCCGGGTTTTCTGCGATTTAAGTTCGCCCTGCATATCGGCAGCTTTGCCACTGATACTCAGCGTTTCAGGGAATCCCGTTAAAGAGATCTCATCGACCGTATAAACACCAACCTTGCTGATCCCGGCTTCTTCATAGCCCAGGTAAATGTCTAGTTTTGCGCCTTTTCTCGGTAAGGCAATCAACCCATCACGGTCGTCTAAATCAATAGTGCAGGTATCGGATTTAAAACCGGCCTCATCAGTGGTTTTGATGCTGATTAAGCGCTGGTTGATACGTGCGGTGATGTCTGCACCGTCGGCTAATACTTTAAAGATAGGCTTCATTTCAATCCCACAATCTAACCGTTTTCACCGTTTCTGCTACAGGCATTTCCGGCAGTTCAATCACCAAGCCTGACGGCAACACAGGTCCATAGTCGGCCAAGCATCGGTTAGCCTCGTAGACCCGCTCAACGGCGCCAGACTGACTGCCGTAATATCGGTGGCAAATCGCATCGATCATATCACCGGTTTTGGTACGGTATTGGGTCATGCGTCCTCACCGTATTGGGTCATTTTCAGGGTAAAGGACATTTTACGGGCCACGCCATTAGATAAAAAAGTGTCCTTATTCTCTTCAATTGACTGAATGCACCATTTTTTCCAGACATAACCGTTGCCATCAACCAATATCAAAGGCTGGCCCTTTCCCGCTTCTGAGCGCATATCGTCGATCTGGTGCAGGCCGCCAGCATAATCGGGGTAGATGTCGCCCGATAGCGTGATTGAATCTTCGCCGGGGCCTGTGTATTGTTGCGCAGGTAATTTCCCATAGCGCTCTACTGCCTGCCATCGATAAGCGGTTGACCGGCTAAATGCCTGATACGCAGCAGTGTTTATGGAGAAATTAAACGCCCCCAGGCGCATCATAATGTTAGTCATGTAAAGCGCCCCTGGCGTCTGCAGCCTGCTGCTTCTTCAAATGCTTTGCTACCCGTTCGGCTAGAGCATTTGAATCCTCGCCTGGCTGTTGAACTATGGTGATAGGCGCATGGGTAGTTTGTGTTACTGCCCCTTGTCCTGCTGAACCCGCCGCAGGCGGCATCGTAGGCAATGGCGTCGCCATGGCAGGAGCGGCGACCGTTGCGGCCATTGCCGCACCTAATACGGGACCTTTAGCTGCCGACGAGACAGCCCCTCCAATCGAGCTACCTATTCCCTTCACCCACTCGACTGATTGACCAATCCATGCGAACTTTTCAGCAAGCCAGCTCATCACCGGCTCCCAAACTGCACGTACGGATGATGCGGCAGTAAAAAAAGCGGCTCCAATGGCGCTTCCTACTGTGGTTACTACACCGCCGATAGCCGTAAATACACCGCCGAACCACGCCGTGATTGGTTTCCAATTATCATAAATAAGATAGGCAGCAGCGCCCAATAGAGCCACGCCGGCAACCACCAAACCAATAGGATTTGCGGACAATGCCGCGTTCCACAACCACTGGGCTGTGGTAACCGTACCCGTCCATACCGCCATCGCCTTTTGCTGTATAGTCGCACCAAGCATAACAGCCTTTTGCCATACCAGTGCGGCATTGGATCTCAATGTAGATAAGCGAAAAAAATCCATGACACCCCTAGCAATAATCCAACCATCCGAAAGAATAGTGGCGGCATATCCAGTTGCCAACGCCACGACTTTTAGACCGACCAATCCGACGGCTGCACCTACAATAACAGCGGTTACAGCAGGGAACTTTTCAGATAGCCCAGTTACTACATTAATCCCATCACCCATGGCACCGAAGACGGTGTTTAGTGTAGGCAAAAGCACAGTACCTAGATTAACCCCCAGACGCGTGGCTTTATTGCCCAGCAGTGTCAGGTTATTAGCTGTTGTTTGCGACCGTATGTCATATTCTTTTTGCATTGACCCGGCGTAACTACTGGCATCGGCGACTGAATTAAATGCCTGATCCAGCGCTTTTATGTTGACCAGTAGCGGCATAATTGCGCCTTTGGCCTCTTCACCGAATAAATCACCTACCAATGCACCACGATTTTCAGCAGGAGCCTTCGCCAATTCCGCAAACACTTTTTTAATGGTGCCTTCAGCATCCTTTTGCATGGAAGTAGTCACCTCTTCCGAGGTCATGCCCAGCTGCTTAAAGACTTCAACCTGATCTTTGGTAGCGGATCCACCCTTAGTCAGCGCATTAGTCAGGTTTTTTAATGCAGTCGCGGCAATCTCAGGCGCAGCGCCAGAATTCAACAGCGACGCACTTAAGGCGGCAATTTGTATCTCAGTAAGCCCGGCGGCTTTTGCAACAGCACCTTGCCGGGTAACAACCTCGGAAATATTCTTCGCCGAGGCGTTCATATTAGAATCCAAATAGTTAACGGCATCCGCTAGTGATTCTGCCTGTTTCTGGTTAATTGCCATGCCAGCCCGCCAGCTCGCCATAGTCTGCCCAGCTTCCTCGCCGGTCATATCAAAAGCTACGCCCATCTTAACGGCGGCGGTTGTAAAGCCCAACAATTCTTCTTTGGCTACGCCAGATTGCCCGGCAGCGGAAACGATAGCGCCAATGCCGCTGGCGGCCATCGGCATGGTGGCCGACATATCAAGTATGGACTTGCCCAAGCCCTTAAATTCTGCGTCAGACACATCAACGACTTTACGCACATCAGCCATAACCGATTCAAATTCAATCGCGTCTTTAATGGGCGCTGCGGCTGCGTAGGACATGCCCACCGTGCCGATCATTTGGCCGCCCAACTCACTGCGGCGGTCACGGTTGGCTCGTAATCTATTGGTGCGTTCGAGCTGTCGGGACACCGACTGCTCTGACTGTAGCAGTCTACGGTTTTCATTGACGATGTCGCCGATATTAAGCCCGTATCTCTCGGCTCTTTGCGAGGCAGTGCGGAGCGATGCCTCGGTACGCGCAATCTGCCCCCATAAGTTGGTATTGCTGGCCCCGAATTGATGCTGAGTCGCTATGAGGTTATCCAGCCTGGTCCGATACCGGATGACGTCATCGGCAGCGTTGCGCCCCATGTGTACGTTTTGCAGACTCCGCCCCAACCCGGTCGCTCTCGCATCCAGTGATTGGAATGCGCGCCCCACGGTACTGGATAGCGATGCGCCGATAACGATGCCTAATGCTATATTATTTGCCATGACAAAACTTAACCTGATTGACTATACTTAACACATTCCAGAAGGAGGATTTATGCCTAAATCTATTTTTGACCGCATCGTCGATTGGCCTTATCACCCGCAAACGATTCTTGGCATCGCTTTTGTTGGCTGCTTTATCGCTACGATGCAAGGCGATGGGCTGATATGGGCGGCGCTGGTTGTTGCAGCTGTTACCGCGCCCTTTGCCGCCCTGTTGTTGTTCTTGCCGTATCTCGCCACAATCATGCTATTAGCTGTCGTGCTTTCGCTTCCTTCACTGATTCGAGCCATTCAAGCAGCTCTTCACACGTCAGCTCCAGCAACTCACTGAGCTGCCAGCCGGTATTGGATGCTAAGACGATGCAGCCGATTTTGATGTCTTCTTGCCGTATCTCGCCACAATCATGCTATTAGCTGTCGTGCTTTCGCTTCCTTCACTGATTCGAGCCATTCAAGCAGCTCTTCACACGTCAGCTCCAGCAACTCACTGAGCTGCCAGCCGGTATTGGATGCTAAGACGATGCAGCCGATTTTGATGTCTTCTTGCGAGGGGACAAAAAACTTGCATACGTCTTCTGAAGCTCCCCATAATCCGCCATATCCATACTATCTATATCGTCAGGCGATACTTCGCATAGATTAGAAAACATACTCACCTCTACCTCAGCAGGGCCTCCCTTGATTTTATCTGCAGCACGTAAATCCCTGACTTTTGGACGGCGCATGACCAGCTTGGTTATGCCATTATCTAGCGGAAACAGCAGATCGATAGATGTGACGATCGGTAATGGTTGTGTAGATGCTGAACTCATTTATTTAACCTCAGTTTTAGGCTTTTCAGCCGATTTCAATTTAATATGCCCGGACAACAGCAGGTATTTTGCCTGTCTGCTGTTTAGTAGGATGACATCACCCACGGCATGCCCTTCAAAGGCTTTTTTTACAATGTATTCGTTCATTTCGATCATCCTTATTGTTTGATTTAATTTGCGCCGCAAATGCTTCAAGCTCATTATCCGGTATCCCTGCACATGCATTAACACACAGCTGGGCGCGTCTATAATCGATTTCAGTTAAATGCGAGTTACCGCCGCCCTTTATAGCATCAGGCCATGGTTCGGGTTTATGCGAAATAGGATCAAGATTGCATCTGGTCATTTACATCCCCAGGTTCTTGCGGGTAACTGCCAGCTGATCCACGCCATTAACGATGCGGATCATGTTCGGCACATCGATCTCATGAACGACTTCGCCGTTAATCGTGTGCTTGTAATAGCGCAGCGCGACCGTCGCCTTAAGGTTGGCTTTGTCGCCCGGCTTCCAGCTGCCGGGATCCATTTCTTTTAGCATGCCGGTCATTTGGATGATGACCGGTTTTTCGACGCCATCCTCGCCGCTGAGTGAGCCGCGAAAGGTCAGCGGCTTGGTGTTGCCGGGCGCAAGGCCGAAAATCTTCAATACATCGGCATCGTATTTGGTCAAAGAGAATGAAGCCTCCAATTTATCCATGCCCATTTCAACTTCCACCGGCGCATCCATGCCGCCGTTGCGGAACTCTTCGGTCTTCATGGTCAGCTTGGGCGGGTTCAATTCCTCGACGTTACCGGCATAGCCGCGACCGTCAACAAACAGGTTTAAATTCTTTAAAATATCATTCAACATTAGAATAATTCCTTAATGTAATCGTTGACCAAATGGCTGCGGAACGTAATGTGCTCAGCCGGATAAGGCGGGGTAAAGTCGAAGTCGAAATAGACCCTGCCCTGACTGATCTGATCAGGCGTGTTCAGGTCTTGATCGGCCCAGCAGTGGCCGCCCAGAACGGCCCCGACAGCTACCAGGTGCCGCAGGTAGCTATTCACACCTTCTACAACATCTTCAAGGTAGGTTTTGGTGATGTTGCGGTCTACGGCCCACATGTGCGCAGCCAGCAGCGACTCATGAATCATGTCCGCCGTCCTGACCACCGATAAAAATGCCCACTTTTGATCTACCGAGCAGGTGCGGTTGCCCCACAGGCGATAGCCGTCCTTTTGAATGATGGTGGCGACTTCGTTTTCGTTCAGATAATTAGCGCGTGCATTGACATCGCCCAGCGCAAAGTCGATTTGTCGGCTTGTTCCGGTAATGCCGTAAATATCCCGGTTGGATGGACTCCACCAGAAGCCGCGCTCGTTGTCTGACTTGGCGATTATGCCAGCCACCCGTGCCGATGCAGGACGGTTGACTTCGGAATTACTGACGGTATCCCAGACCTTAACCTGCGGATCGATGACATAAACGCGCTTGCTGCCGAAGTTCTCACGAAAACTGATGGCGGCGGCATCGTCGGTATTTGGCCCGTCAGCCAAAATAACCGCCTTCAACCGATCGGCAATGCCCAGCAGCTCTGACACTACCGCGACTTCGTGCGAAAACCCTGGCGCAATCAGAATGCGCGGCTTTACTTTAACAATCGACTCGGCGTTTAAAAATACCTGTACACCCGCATTGATGCCGCCAATGATATTGGACTGGGTGGCGGCAAAATCGATGCCTTCGGCCACCCTGATAACCACAACCATAGCGCCGCACTGGTCGAAAATATCATCCATGGCATCAGGCAGCGTACCCAACTTATCGCCTACCGTATCCAGACCTGCGGCGCCATTACGACTCCCCGTTACCAACACCGGGATATTGAGCGGAAAGGCTTCATTAGCGCCGCCCGACAGGGCTTGCGCTTTTACCGAGGCTCCCACGGCAACAGCGCCGGTTGATACGCCAGTATTGGCAGCCGCAACCAATAAAGCCGCGGCGGTGCTGGCGGCAATCGCCGCTATCACTTGCGCAGCGGTTGATGTAATGGTTCCGGTAACACCGGTAGCCAGATTAACGGTAATCGCCGTGCCGCTGACCGCAACACTCAGCGCTTGGCTGTTGGCTTTGGGGTCTTTCAAATGCACAGTGATGTCGTTGCCTGGCTTACCCGGTGTTACGGCGGTATAAGTGATAGCATTATTACTGGCGACTACGCCGGTCAACAGACTTGCGGTCGCTGCCGGGGCGCTGTTCGGTGCGGTGCCGATCAACCCGATAACGGATGATTTGACAGTGCTGATGGGGCGTGCTCCATCGTCTATTTCAACGATTTCGACGCCGTGTAAAAATTGTTCGGGCATGGTTAACTCCAGGTGATTAAATCAATGTCAGTTTTTGAGCGTATTTATCTTAAGCATCAAACATGTTCAGGCTGCGGCAATAATGCGGCTGTTATCGTCGCTGTGGTTGTTGATATATCGAACATAAACTACTCCGTGATTTCCAAGGCGATAGAAAAAACCGCATCGACTTCTTCAGGCGTTTTATTTAATGCGGCAGCAGCCGACATAATAAACGGACTTATGCGCTTAAAATTAGCTGCGCTTGCCCACATGTCTCTGGTATCCTGATCTGCAGACGATATCAGCGTCTCAACCGCCGAGCGTAAATTTAGTTGAGTCAATGCGCGTTTGAATTGCCAACTCGCACATTGCGTTAAAGCTCTAAGATCGTCAATTGTCGGTGCAGACGGAGCTCGCAACGCGTCTGCCTCAGCTTCTGTAATTTCAATAAGGTCATTAGGAATGAACGCATCTTGAGAGCCATCAGACTCATAAGCAAAAACAGTTCCTGCAATATTTTTATAAAGTTTCATCTTAATTCATTCCATTCTGCAAGAGTTGTTACGCCTGATACCATCGCCGCACTGTAGGTCTCGCCGTGCAAGACAATTAAGCCAACGCTGGTACTAAAATTAACAGCTGATTCCGACGCGCTCGAATACGTTATAACAGCACCCGCAGTAGTCGTTAACGTGACGACTAACCAAGAGCTTGTTGCGCTCGATGAAGCTCTTATGTGGACACCAATAGGTCCACCGGTCGAGTTTGTGTAAGTAGTTGACGGGGCGCGACTTGCCAGCATATTTTGATTGGTTTGGTTATATCCCAGCGGGAGCATGGTGGAGTAGACATTTGTGCCATCACACCACAACGTGATGGACGTTCCTGGTAAAACCACAACGCCAGTCCCAGCGGGCGTTTTAATAGTTAGCGCAAATGCCCCGGTCGTATCGTTCTTTACAACCCATGATCTGGTTGGTGATACCGGCACGATAACAGCGACATTCCCGGTCAAAATACCAGTAAATTGCAAAATACCGTGGCCAGCCTCAACCGCTGTAAGCGTTACATTAGAGCCACCGGCAACTGATTTGCTCAATACGCCGCCAACAGTTTTCTGCACGAATTCGTCAGTAGCGATCTTCGTCGAGACATCACCAAGAGCCTGAGTTGGTGCAGTTGGGTTTCCGGTCAGCGGCGGTGATGCAAGAGGCGCTTTGGTAGCCACAAGCACATCTACCTGCTGCTTTAAGTATGCGGTGCGATTAGCCAGGTTTCTGGCACCCTCATTAGCCTTTCCGTCAGGACCACCCAATGCAATATCGGTAGTTTCCTTTTGATAAACACCTGCATCATAGATGGGCGTTTCTGGTAAATTAGCCATTACAATACCCCGCCGTTATATTTCTTAGACCCATCATAAGCCCACGTCCCGTCATAAAATAAATTCATAAAAATTAGGTTACGCAATACCGAGCGTTTATTTTTATAGCGCTCAATACTGTCTCGGATTCTCTGAACCATGGCGTCATCTGGGAATGCGCCAATATTCAAAATAACATCAAACATCGGCCATGCACTGTCGGCGCCATAAGTCCAGCTGCCGTCATAGGTGTGCGCGCCGTTATAGTAATTAACAGCACCTTCCTTGATGGCAATGTTGTCATAACCCAGCGCCGACAATGCCGCGCGGATTGCATGAGGCGTGCCCTTATGACTATGCACGTCATAACTGGCAGCACACGTATTGCGTTTTTGCGCTTCGGTCCAGTTTTCATCCCATTCATCGACCGATAGCGCCCAAGCCAGCCAGGGAAGAAATGCCACGGGACAGGTTTGCGGATTCCACAGCTTAACAATATCCACCGGAACAGCGCCGAGCCTCGATATGGCGTCATCAAGCGCATGCTCATGCACATTGGCATTGGGCGGCAGCAAACTAGACATTGACGCCCCCATTGGTCAGGGTCACGCCGGTGCAATAGCCGACTTGATAATTGCCGATAACAATGTCGGCAACAGGGCTCGCCAGAATGACGTTTTGCACGCCCGGTTGTTTGAGTGCCGCATAAATACCGGCCAGCGTAATGTCCTCGCCAATTTTATGCGCGGCGGCGATATATATATCAAGCGCCCCAGCAGCAGCCTGCAATGCAGTCGCGCTGCTGGGGCCGTCGTAAAAATACAGGGTAGCGTCTGCGGTGTAGCCAATAACCTCTACAGAGCGCACAGTCAGCCTGTCAGTCAAGGGGCGCACTTTGTCTGCCCTTAACGCCGTATCAACCAAGGACAACAGCGGCGCATCGGCAGCGCCATTGCCTATCCTTGATAACACGGTAATCGCTACCATGCCCGGCTCAGGTGTGAGTAAATTGGCACCGTAATCGATCACCACAGCACCGCTTTCATTCAAATGAAACTCTACAGAATCAACAGCAATATCTGCGACATCACCGCTGGCGCTTAAGCCATGGAAGATATAACTGCCTTCACTGCCGGCAGTAGTCAACCCCTCAAAAGCGAGCTGGATACGACGCTTGAATGGCTCATCCTGCTCAAAAACAGCAGCAACCGGTGGAATGGCGGTCGGATCGGCCGGTGTTATCAATAATCGCTCGACGTTGTAATTAGCGCCAATCTGATCTAAATCAGTGCGTCTAGCCGTAGCCAGCATCACACCGCGCGCCGCATCGTTAACGCGCTGGCGCAAAACAAGCTCGCGGTAGGCGGCAACTTCTAAAACCTTATAGGCTGGGTCTGACTCAAGCAGCGCGGTAAAGGTGTTGTCACGCGACTGCAAATCGGCCAGCATTTCCGCAAATATCGTCTCGAAACTCAACGCCTCGACAATGTTGGGTGCGGGTATCTGCGATAAATCAATCTGCGTAAAACTCATAGCAGTATGCCATCCAATTTAATCTGTTTGCCGTCCGGGCGATATTTGCCGAAAATTGCCAATGCAAAATGCCCGGTACTGTCAGCGGACTCAATAACTACACGCTCCAACACAATGCGCGGCTCCCATTTATCCAGCGCCTCGGCGGTTGCTGCGACCATATCAATAATCGTGGCGCCGTTCATCGGCGCGGCGATCAATTCGAACAGGCGCGAGCCGTAATCGCGGCGCATAACCCGTGTGCCGATAGGCGTAGTCAGAATATCGCGGATGGACTGTTTCAGGTGGTCAATGCCTGCCAACGCCTTTCCGGTAGAATTATCTATACCGATCATACTGGCATACCAGATTGTCCTGAGCCTGGTTGCACCAAGCTGGTTTTATGATTTTTCAAACTGATGCCGTCGGCGATAACATCAACACTGGCAGTCAGTTTGCCGGTCAGGGTAATATCGCCGGTAATTGCAATGCCGCCGTCGGCTATCAGCTCGGCGGTAGCGCCCGCAGGCAAAACCGCTTTTAAATGATGAGCCTGACGGTCGTATTCGATCACCGCGCCGTCTTTATAGGTTGTGTTGCGTTTGTCGGGCGAAGTGACTGGATAAGGGTGTGCCGCCTGGAATATGCCAGCTAAGACAACGCCTTGATTCAACTCTCCGCAAGGAGAGAAAATCATAACCTGCTCGCCTATATCGAGCGGGTCGCAACTCCTATCCTCGCCTGCGCTAAGACCAAACCACGGCAGCCAGTCTGTTAAAATGCCAAGCTGTTTAGACGCGTCACCTATCCAAATCCGGGCCTTGGGCGGGCTAATGCCATAATCAACCTGATCCACCTTACCAATGCGGATCAGGTTGCTTAAGCGCCGGTCAAGCTCAGTCAAATCGAAACTCATGGCGTTTCCTTGATATATTTATCGACATAAGGTATGCCGATTTCAGGCGACAGGCCCAACCAGACTTCGGTTGGAGTTATGCCGGTTGGGGCCCAAACATCATTCCCCAGATAAAATGTTTGGCCCCATGTCACGAACCATGATTCGTAGCCGTTTTTTTCAGGATCAAACTTGCCCGGCCCCGCTGTAAAACCGCTAGGAAAACTCGCATCATGCGCAAGACCCCATTTATTATTTCTGGCGTTTGCCAAAAACTGCGCGGCAAAGTTGCTCGTCTGTATTTGCAAATTGGGGGTTGACCGCCCGAGGATACAATTTGCTGTGATTTGGCAGTCCAACGGAGTTCTGCCATCACCAATATCATCGCCAGGGATAAATGATTCCAACTCCAGAATAATAGCCGGCGTTTTTATGGGCCTAGGCCGACTATCAGGATCTTCGCCTTGCTCATACCACTCAACCGTGTTCACGTTAGCGCCGAAAAACGCGGCTATTTGGTCTTTGATAGCGGCGTGGAACGCTTCAAATGTGGTCGCAGTCATCGTGTCGCCCTTTCTAATTCATAGCTGACTAAGCGCTGCGTTCGCCTGGCCAGCTCTCGCTCAGCTTGCGGCATTAAGCGCCGCACAACTTCATTGAACGGACTATCAATCTTGATATTTTGCCGTTCGACAGGAAGTCTCGCGCGGGATGTACGCGCAAAAATTGCCGTTGCGCCTGATCTCATCTTGGCTTTAAAACCGCCTTCAAAATAATAATCACCTGCCATATAACCGCTATTAACCGCACCGCCATCGTTTAACGCCATGGCATCAATTGGGTTTATGCCCAGCCAAACCTTGCCGCTGATAACGTCGGCCAAGCTGGCTTGCGCCTTGCGTTGCTTAATTCTGCGAGCCAATACTTTTCTGGGGATGCCGGTCGCAGAAGGCAGTTCTCGCAGCAACCGGCTTTTAACCCATGCCGTAGTTTCATTGATTGCCCGTGACTGGACGCGCTTTATCGCAGCCGGAGACAAAACGGTCTGGACAAGACGCTCAATATCATCCTGCTCAACCGTTAGGCTCAAGAACCCCGTATCAACGCCGCCGGTTATTGCCATGTAACTATCTCCACCCGTTTGCAACAGCCGTGGTATTGCCGGGCTGATTTAAAATAACAACTAATACGCCATCGCCTTTGGGCAATACTTCCGAAACGTCATAGGCTTTACCAAAATACACCGCCGACCATCCTTTACCGAGGTCAGGCACATCACTTTCAAGCAGATTCACAACCACACTACTGATGTCTACCTTGGCAATGATGTTGTCGATCCATTCAATTCTGCCCACACCTTTTTTTCCGCCAGGCGCATCTAAAACGCACTTAGGCGTTATCGCTGAACCTGTTGGCGGCGTCAGCGTGATGTCATCACCTACGGCCTGCATAATGACATTGTCAATAGCACTAAACATCCGACTAAATCCGTCCACGACTGCCCCTTTTTTCATACTTATGACGGCACGGCACGCATGCGCCGTCTACCAATCGACCAAACCATTCCCCGCAAAAGTCGCAGTCGCCCGGCTTGCCGGCATCCAGCGTAAACGGGAGTCGGTTGGCTATGGCGATTTGGCGCTCTTTCTCGGCGTAGTCGTTGGCTTGATCGATGATGTCTGTCATAGCTTTTCAACATTAACAAACCGCTGAAATGCCTTATCAGCCGCGGTTTCAAATATAAAGATTGCCCGGCTGCCCATATGAGAAGCGATGCCGATTAAAGCGGCGGCCAATGGACCCGGTATATCGGCCCACTCGCACAAATAAAAGGTCATTACGCCAACAAAGGCGCTTATAAACATCTCACCAACCAACTCAATCAATGAAAACCGGCTGATCAATCCACTTTTTACTTTACGAAAATATCCGGCAAGACCACCGAATAGCGATATTCCGAACACCCAGGCATAGGTGATTAGCGAGTATGAAAGCGGATCTTTTTCAGGCATCATCTTTTCCATAGGTGACTATGCGTTTTCATTGCTGCGGTACTGATATTCCGCAGTTAGCTTCTACAAATTGGTAACAGGCCGCTGCATACGCGGCTATGGTGTCGGCCCGGTAGGCTTGATCGACAAGAAATCCTGTAAGCTCTGTTGAAAGTTCGGCGCTATCGGCTTCGCCTTTAGACTTTCCGGCACCTGCACTTGCTGGCACGGGGCAATCACTACCTTGCCGACGTCCGGGGTCGCGCAACCTGACAGCAGCAAAAGAGTCATGCAAAGTGTTGATACTGTTAATCGCTGTTTCATGGGACTTATCCAGTTGTTGGTTGGCAAAAATAGCGTTTTTTTCGGACTCGGCAATGCGGGACTGTGCGCTGGACAGAAGGGCTTGTGCCTCAGATTTTTGTACTTGAAGCGCAAGCTCTATGCGGTCTATTTTGGCACTATCTATCTTATGCACAGAAAAACCGCCGATCCCCAGCCCGGAAATAAAAGCCGCTACTATGAAAACCAGAATAGGCGGCATCAGTCTTTCACCGCTAAACCAAGCGCCCCAGCAACGGTGCTGGCTAAACCTGTAACAGCAACTGCTTTTTCAAGCTGACCCAGACAGATAAACACCAAAGCAAAGGCAGCGCCGGTTAAGGTCACTGCGCCAAGCCTTGTGGTGCGCTGAGTCCAGTCGATACCGATTTTGCTAAACATGATTAAGCCGCAATAACCGAGTGAATCAATACCCATGCCGCGCCGGTAGACACGAACTGGCCTAAATCATTCGCCGCATCAATCGTTGCGAAAGTTGCGCCGCCTGCAATTGTTTCAGCTCCGGCAGGATCAAGCGTTACCGCAAAAGCATCGGCAGAGGTTTTTTTAACTGTCAATTTAGAGCCAGGCGGGATGGCCGCTACGCTGGCAAGGCTGACAGTCTGTGCAGCTGTGTTCGGGGCCAGCACTGTTAAGTCGCCGCTGCCGAAGTCACCCGCATTCAAAGCTTCTGCGCCTATTGCTGCCAGCGTCAATGTCCGGGGGCCTTCTTCGATAAATTCTTCAAGATCAACATGCACGGTTGCAGTTGCCGCCAGTTCGGCTTTGTCCGCATAGCCGATAAAGTAGGCATTAAGCGCCGGGGCGTTGATGACTTCTTTTGCCGTTGGGTCCCACCAGAGTTTCTGGCCTTGAGTGACGGCATCGCTGGTATTTTTAGGCAGCGAAAAAACGCCTTCCTTTTTTACCGTACCGGTTGCGCCGATGGCGATATTAACCAAGGCAATACCGATTTGCGCATTGCCGATAACGACTGGATCGCCACTTTTAATGATGGCACCGGTGCCATTGACGTAATCAATGTTTTCACCGGAATGTTTAAAATTTATAGCCATGTTGTTGCCTACTATTCTGTTGGGTTGAGTTGAGCAGGCGACTTGCTACCGCACAGCCGCCCAGCTTAATTAAGCGCCGGCGTTTTTATATGCGCCGCGATAATCGATCGCTGCAACGCCGTAATCGAGGCGAACTTTCCATTGCAAACCGTCAACTTCAAAGCCTTGCTCGCTTTCCAAGAATGGCTCTTGTTCGCCGTTCAGGAACCCGACTTCAATGACCGGTGCTTCGCTTGGATCGGCAAAGGCGTACCATTCATTTCCAGAAATGCGCGGTGAGTCGATTACATCTCTAAACAATCCGCGCACCCTGTTAGGGCTTTGCAGCTTGTTTGCGGTATCAGGATCATATTGCGCCTCATTGACAACGCGGGCGCCGCCGCCTGCACCCATTCCGCCTAGCCATAATGCTGGGCGCAAATCAAGGAAGTCATTGCCGCTTACGTCCATTTGTTTCGCCATTGCGACCCGCGCGGCCTCAATGGCGGTAACAGAAACAACCGCCGCAGTGCCTGCAAGGTTATCGTGTGCGGCATCGAATAAGGCGATGCCGTCATACATGACCGGGTTACTCGCCAGCAAGGCATATACATCCGCTTCGATAGTCCTGCGCGCCGCACGTCCCAGCATTTGCGAGAGACCGATAAAAGCGGACAAGTCGTCATTGATGATGGTTTGGCGGCTGATATTGATCACATTGCCTTTGGTAGTGGCGGTGATGGTTGATTTTTCGCCGTCTGGAATTGATTTATTCTTGAACTCTGAGTTCTCACCCAGCGCATCAAGATTGCCAAACGAACCCATTCGATAGCGACTATGTGCGCGAAAATCTGTCACCGAACCGACATGACAAAAACGGCTCCAGGTGTCGGCAGCTGTTGCATAAGCCTGTTGCAAGGTTTTGTGCATGGCGTTTTCCAGTAATACCGGGAAGTCGCTGGTGCTGGTGGTGAATGCACGCTTGACCATTTCCAATTCGCCCATACCTCGTGACGATACGCCTGCACGATCAAGGCACAGCTTGGCAATTTCGGTCATGCGCATACCACGGAATTCGTTGCCGGCATCCATCTTATCGACACCGGCACGGCCACGGATGGCGTTAACCCCTGCTTCGATAAATTTGTCTTTTTCGTCGGTGGTTACGGATGCATCGCCGCGCGTTGCTTCTGAATCAACTTTTTCAGACCATCTTTTAAGCATTTGCTCTTTTGCAACCTCAAAGCTATCGCCGCGCTCAATGAAGCCGTTAACAACAGCATCATCAGCACGGGACATCTGGCCAAATTTACGGATGTCTACCTGACGCTGACGCTCTTGCTTTGCTGCATCGGCACGGATAGCGGATTCGTCAATTCTGGTTTCTGGTTTAACCGATACGGTCGGAGCGTTATCCGCCCGTGTTTCGGTCGTTTTTTCTTCGACTGTTCTAGGCATTGCCTTAACCTCTTTGTTAACAATTGTTACTGAATGGGTGTCGCCTTCGCTACGCACTTGTGCGCCTGCGTCAGCGGGAATTGTTACTAACGATATTTCCATCGGCTCCCAGTCGATTGCCAGATAAATAGGCAGGCCGTCTTGCAGGTCTGGCTGTCTTTCCAGCTTATTGATCGTGTAGCCGACGCTGATATTTCTTAAAATTCCGCCTTTTACATCGGCGATGATTGGCGCTACTTCGGCACGTTCACTGAACTTAACCAATGCACGACCTTCGCCGTCCTGAATCCATGCCTTTTCAACGACACCCAATACATCAGTCAGGCTCCAGTTGCTGTGATTAGCCAGCAGCGGAGCGCCGGAATTTAAGCGGTCAAGATTGACATGCGCAGGATTAAGGCTTAATTCTTCAATCCAGGTTGTTTCGTCCCAGTAATCAATCCGCCGGACTTGTGCGCCGGTTGACCAGGTTAGCTCTACCGTGCGGGCTTCTTCATTCAGCGTTGCCGGGACAAATGACGCCCTCGTATGTAGCTTAGGCAGCTGTCTTGTTTGTTTTGGCATCATTGGCCCCTATTGTTTGTATTTGGCCTAATCCGGCGGTTTTTCGTGGGTCGCTGTCAAGAATCAGACCCAACTGATCCAGATAATCGTTACTGAGTTTTATCTCATCCATCGTGGCATGAAAATCGTAGCCCAAGGACCTGATCGCCTCCGGCAATGGGCAGAGCCCCGCCCTGACCATGGCAATAATTGGCGGAATCTCGCGGGCAGGATCAACCATCATTCTTGCCGGCGGCGTCCATTCTTGCGATAAGTCGGGAATGCCGCAGTAATCGGAAAACCAGCGGGCGACACCGCCGCAGACGCGCGGAATAAACAATTGCCAGCGCCAGCCATCAATGCTGCGGCCAAATTCTTGCCAACCCATGCGAGCGGACGAAAAATTAACTTCGGATAAGTTTCCGGTTAATGACTCGAAAGTAATACCAAGCCCAGCAGCAACACCGCGCTGCACCTCAACCGTATAAGGGCCGTAATCGTCTGCCTTGGGCGGAGTGGTAAATTCGATGCGACGGTTTGGCTTCATGGTGTACATGGATCCGGGGGTTAATTCTGAAACGTCGCTGAATTCTTCTTCTGTCTCGGCAGGCTCGTCGGTATAGATGAATGCCGCAAACAGGTTGGCTAATTTTTGGCGATTTAAATAGGCGTCCTCGTAAATGTCCAACTCGCGCAAGCGGATCATCACCGGAGCCAGCCACGATACGCCGCGCTCTTGCCCTGGTCGGTCGCTACGGAATAAATGGATGACCTCATAAGCCGGGACGCGGGAATAACCGAAGCTGAAGGTGCCGTAAAAACGGCCTGTTGCGCCGGGATGGGCTTTATATAACAGATAGGCAACACGTCGACCGATAGCGTCGTATTCGATTCCGCGCTGGACATAGCCGCCGTTTTGCAAAGGCCCATCGGCAAACTCATAAAGATAGTCGGCTTCAAGCAACTGCAACTGAAACGGCACAGCCAATCCGTCAGAAGCAAGACGAGGACGCAGCCGGATAAAGCATTCGCCAGACTCAACCATCGCCCGCATCGCTAATTGCTGGATGCCGTAGAAGTCGGTCAGCCCGTAAGCGTCGCACTGGGTTGATTCAGCCCAAGCCTTCCATAAATCCTGAGCGCGTTTGGTGTTGCTTTTGGTTTTTGCTTTCCACTGCGCCAGGATGCCGTAGCCGACCACGTTGTTAGTGATGACGGACACGCCTTTATTGGCCCACGGGTTGTTGCGAACTAAATCGCGCGCCCGGTTGCGGATAATGGAGGGGTTGGAGATTGCCGAATTGGCGTCTGTCGCTGGCGTTAGCCAGTTGCTGGTGCGCGTAGTTTTGCTGGCGGCATCGTAGCGGCGTTTAAAAGGGACGACGTTGGTCATAGCCCCTTCCCTGTCGGAATATTGATAATGCGCGCTCTTGCGGCGGCAGGTGTTGCCACACCCAGCTCTGAACGCATAGTGTTGCGCAACCGTTCCATCTCTGCGAGAGAATGATAGGTGATTTTGCGCTCGCCGAATTGCACGGACAAAGCGCCCTGTGCGATTGCGGTTTCTAATGCGTCGAGTTGAGTTTGTGTGTATGCCATGGTGCTATCATGGCGGTTTTAATTCTCACAAAATAGGCAAAAAATGAGAATTTTGGAAAAGTCTATAGGTAGGATTACGGATTTTTTTGTAGGTTGGGTTAGCGTAGCGTAACCCAACATTTTGCACGATTATGCTGTGTTTCGGCTAATTCCTAACCCAACCTGCTGATTTATTAAGCCCTCGTATTCCATAGTTGACGGGCGTCATCAATAGATATTCCCTTGATTTGCCCATTGCAGCGAGTGCAGCGAATAGAGGCGGAGTGTATCGGCGTTTGCGAGGGGATACAGCCGATCTTATCACCAAATACATCGAATGTTTCTGTCGTCAAGCAGTGGGCGTAGCTATCACTATCTAGGGCAGGTTCTTGCAGTCCGCAAAATGGACATGGCAGCAATCTACCCGTATGACTCAACTCCTGTCCAGTTTCATTAATGCAATCATTTCCACTCATATCACCCACCCTTATTAATTTTGTAGGTAAGATTAATATTATGTATTTTCTTAAGCAAGCAAAAGCCAGTCTTAAATCCAATCCCAAAAAATCGTAATTTAAAAATATCAAGAACATATCTGTTTTTAACCCATATTATATGCACAAAATCAGTTCCAATAACTCCGCGCCTATACTCTTTTTCAATGCTACAAATCATTTCGCTTTACTCCATATCTAGTTATTGCTGTATTGTGTTGGGTTACGCCTAACCTAAAATCCTATAAATCGTCTTAGGCGACAGCCGGTAACGCCTAGCCAGCTGTTCAACCGTAGCGCCGGAATCATGCAGGTCTTTTATTTCCTGATTGCGTTTATCGTAATCATTGGCGGGCATGGTTAAGCGTTCGCCGCCGAAGTTTGTGATCAGTGCATAAACCACATCGCTGGCTTTTTGGTCATCACCCACCACGCTGGCAACCACGCGGCGCATTTCTTGTATTATTCCGGTCATAATAGTTGACTGTTCCGTTTAGGTTTTTTGGTTATGGTTGCCTTGGGCAATATCGGCAATAGCGGTTGCTGCGCGGCTTTTGCCGCCTCTGCTTGTAGCCGCCTATATTCATCACTCGACACCACGGCCAGTTTTGCCCCCAACTCATCCCATTTGGCAGCGGTATGCAGATGCAGACGCAATTCGTGATGATGGGCGGCGGCGTAGGCGTAAACCAGTGTGTCCAGTGATTCGTTACGTGCGCCGCGCTTGGTCTCGAAGCGGTTGGTGCGCGGGTTGAAAGTTTCCGAGACGATGCCGGTGAAGTATTCGCGCGGTAAATCTTCAGAAAAGTGCAGCAGCCGGGAAGCATTGTCTTTGTCGCCGTCGGTGGACATGCGCCCGAACAGGACGTTTTTGACCGCTACGGTGCCGACGTGCTGAATCATCACGCCGCGTTTGTTGTATTGGCCTTTCCAGTTGACGTCTTGCGCTTTGGGACGAGACAGCACCGGGGCGTTGTTGGGCACTGCGCCGAAGATGACCATCGGGCGGCGAATCATACGGCGGCGCACGAAGTCTTTTACCGCTTCGGTACGGTGTCCGCCTGCGTCGATGGCAGTGGCTTGGATCGGCAGGGCGTGGCCGTTGATGTGCTCGATGGGCCGGTTGAGCAGGTCGGTTAAGGCGATCCAAACGGCATCATCGGCGGGGTCGCCCATCAGTTCAATGTAATCCAGTACCCAGCAAGCCATGCCCTTGCCCCAGCCGACGATTTGCACGGCCAAGCGGTTGTCTTGGGTATCGACACCGGCGGTAACGGCGCAAACACCCAGCGGGGCGACGCGCAGGCGGTAGGGTTCGGCGCGGTCGGCGATAACGTTGAGCTTTACCGCGCGCATGGAGGGGTCTTCCCAGGCTTCGGCTAGGCGGCTGTTGACAAAGGTTTTTAATTTAGCCGGGTCGTTTTGAACACCTAACCACATTTCTACCAGCTTTTCCCAGCGCGGGCCTAGGCCGATTTGGTAATACAGGCAATTAACGGTATAGCCGCGTATTTTTGATTCCGGGTTTTTCGGTATCCAGCGCCCCGCTTTGATCATGTCTGTTTTTTGATGCTCTTCGATTTCACAGCCGCATTCCGGGCAGACGTAGCGGACACGGACACCGCCTTTGTCCCAGTGTAGACCGGACCACTCGAAGGTTATTTCTTCCAGGCAATGCGGGCATGGCATGTAATAATGGCGCTGGTCCGATAACTCATATCGTTCATCGATACGGCAGATGCCTTTTGTGCCGGGCGATGATATGTCCAGTCGCTTATAGGTCGAGGTAAAAGCCGAATAACGGTCTTCCAGCATGACCATGGGGTCATCGCCGGTTTTCAGCGAATTGGCAAATTCGGTTAATTCGTCGACAACAAGATATTTGACCGATGTTGACTTCAATCTGGCCGGCGCTCCGGCATGCTCGACATAGAGCTGGCCGCCCAAAAAGTCCTTAAACTCTTTGGTATTGGCGGCATTGCGGCTGTTGGTGGATACCATGACGTTTTTTACCGCCGGCGAGTCATCCAGCATGGGATTAAGCTTTTGGTTAATCCATTTTTGCATACTGACATCTGCCGGGAAGCAGGCCATGATGGGGCCGGGAGCTTCACCCATCCAGTAGCCGATAGCGTTGCGGCCAATCTCGCTTTTGCCGATCTGGATGGGGAATTTGATAACGACTTCGTGTATCGTCGAGCGGGCCGATAGGCAATCCATCGGCTCACGCAGGATCGGGTTTCTGTCAGTTCGCCACGGCCCTGGCTCAGGACTGGTTTTGCGCGACAGGACGATATTTTTATCCGACCATTCGGACACGGTCTGAGTTTTGCGCGGGGCGTAGGCGCGGGCGCGGGTGGTGTTGATAACCTCCCTAGCGTTGCTGTATTGTGATTGTGCCTGCATAGCTTAATAAACCTCACAACTTTCAGAGCAGCCGCCAGCCGAATCAAGCTCATAATTAAATAAGTCGAAATTGACCGCAGCAGGCTTCCATCTTTCAAAGGGCAATTTTGATTCTTCCAGCAATTGTTTCGTGCTGGTATTTTTTCTGAAAAAAAGCCGTCCAACTCCACTTGGATCTTGCCAAGGCCCAGCAAATCGATACTGATCTTCCATCCGCATTGGAAATTCAAATACTTCAGGCGTATCAACAGCTAGGGTTAGCAACTTCCGCTTACTTTTCTTCCAGCACCATGCACAATTCCCTTGGTGCTCCATGATATTTAGATTAAATGACTGACGTCCCCACCAGAGATTAATCATCTCTTTTGTTGCCTTTGTATATTCAATCAATGGGTAGATAAGATTTTCTTTTTCCATGTTCGAACTTACGCGATCCATTTCATCAATCCTGATTCCAATCGCGGTTTTATAGGTTCCATTTTTCCAACCCAATGACCGTAAATATGAACGCATGGGAGCAAGCTTCAGCTCAGACGTACATTTCGGGAATGCTTGATTCGGAATACCATGTTTTTTTATATACTCCTCAAATGGCTCACCATTGCGTGATGCTGTTTCAAATGTCACGCGTCGAAACTTGGTTCCATTTCCTTTCACTGGATCGACAAGAGCCTCTAGCCAGACCACTCCTAAATTCCATTCCTTGTCACAGCGATTTACAAACTCTAATGTTTCCTCAAGTTCCTGCCCTGTGTTTGCAAATGTAATAACAACGTTGTCGAAATCGTTTAATTTATTATCAAGCAGCCACTTAGTCATATATGCCGACGTTTTTCCACCACTAAATGAGATAGATAAGTTCATGTTTTCTCTACTTTGCTAAGGTGTAAAAAACTGCGCGACAAGTCGCCGAGCAGGGATTCAATGTGATCCATCAACATGGAGCGGATTTTCTGTTCGTCGGTTTCTGCGGCCAGTTGCGGCGCTAGGATGTCGGGCAGGGATTCGAGCCGGTTGCGGATGATGGTGTCGCCATCGGCTACGCAGGCTCTGGCTTCGTCGGCTACCAGCAATTGACCGCGACGCGTTTTCAGATCGATTTCAGTTAATTCGGCGTTAGCTTCTTCTCGTCTGGCTTTGGCTGATTGATAGCGACTGCCTGAGCCACTAACCGCAGAACTCTCTTTTCCTGCATCCTGTTCTTTACGCTCACGCTCCTGCTCATGCCGCTTGGTCACACCTTCTTTGGACGGGTCTTTGGTTTCGGCTATACGCTGGATTGAGGCTTCGACGTTTACTTTTCCGTCTTCCATAACTAAGCGGTCAGCGTTTTTCAGCTGGGTGACGTGGCTACGGTTGACGCCGATGTGGTCAGCGAAGGCGGTTTGGCTCATGAAGGTCATGCGGTCGCCCCTTGTTTAGTGCATTCCAACGGGATATGCCAGTGTCCGCATTCTTTGCAATATTGCGCCGCTTTCGGCTGCTCTGCTATTGTTTGTTCAGTAAACGGGGGTAATTCGAGCGTAGCGCCGCGTAGGCCGTTAATTAAGCCAGCGGCGTGGAGCTGCTTAGCCAGCGCGTGAAATTCAGGCACCAGCTCTTTCATTTGCCCGTTAAAGGCTTTTACGTTCTCTGGTCCACAAACTATCTTTTTCATTTTTTTAATAAAATAAAGGTTGTGCAGGGTGTGCAGGAGCGAGTGCAGGGCGCGAAAAAACGCGAGGCGTTATCATTCGTGGTCTGTGCAGGGTGTGCAGGGTGTGCAGGATACCCATATACGCGAGGGCGGTTTTATTTTTGGCAGTGGTGGCGGTTTGTTTCTCGCGCGTCACGTAAAGTGAAGTACTGCACACCCTGCACAGGCCACGCGCGGCGCGGCTTTGACTCTGCACAATACCCTGCACAACTGCCTGCACACCCTGCACAATATTAAGCGCGGCTATCTTCTTTGTACGCATCGACTGAATCCTTGAAATTATTGATGTTAAAACCAAGCCAACCGGCTTCTGAATTACCGGGCGACATTTCTTCGGCGTTGGCGGGAGTGATGATAGTTTTCGGGTTTTCAACCATAGACACTCCGTTTAGGTACCGCTTTCGTTCTTTTTTTACGCCAGGGCGCTTGGCTATGGCATCGATCGCTTTATTTTTTGGGGCGGCTCTGACGCCTTCCCGTCGGCACCAGTGGGTGTATAGGGTGTAGATGTCTTCCGACAGCGCCGGAATAGGCGGGACGCCGCTGATTTCCTTGGTGTTCCATTCGTCGTAAAAACGGATGATGCTGTCTTTGCTGAGGTCTTGCAGGTCTTGTTTGGCGGCGGTCATCAACGGTTTGGTATGCGGGTTGAAGTCGCCCAGCGGCAGGTTGACCAGGTAATAATGCAGGGCTTCCGCGCCGCCGTTGTCGATTTCCAGGGCTATTTCTTTGTAAAAGTCGGGGCCTAGTTTGGCGGGCGTCCAGATGACTTGGTGCCGCCGATCGTCTTGGTCGAGGACGACGGGCATTCGCTCGTTCGATAGGAAAACAAGGTTGACGTGGTTGGCCTCTTCGTAGGCGGCCATATTTTTCGGGTTGATGCGGATGCGGTCGCCGGTGATCAGGCCTTTGAGCTTGTTCTTGATATGGTATAGATCGGATCGCGCCACGACTTCATCGGCAAGCATGAACAGTTTTCCGCCGAAGCAGTCGTTAAATTTATCTTCGATAGCGGACTGGTCGATGATGCGGCCGTATTTGCCGTATATACCGAGAATGACGTCGAAAAATAGGTTTTTTCCGGTGCCTTGCGGACCGTGGATGACGATGGTGGTCTTCATCTTGGCGCCGGGATGTTGTAGTGGATAGGCCAGCCAGCGCAGTACCCAGTTGTAAACGGCGTCGCTGTTTTTCTCGTCGGCGCACATATACATGAGCAGGTCTAGCAGGCGATCGCAGTTACCATCAATCGGTGTGGTCGGGAAGCCGTCCCAGACGTTGCAGGTGATGTTCTTGTCTTTTTCGGTCGGGTCGAAGCCGACCTCATCGGGCCTGACGATCCGCCGCTGTTTGCTTTCTTGCCAGCGCTTGGGTATGTCGGAGTGGACGCAGGCTTGCTTGAAGTCGTTGAGCGCTATGCGCATGTGCTCTTGGGCATCGAATAGCATACCCCCCATAGCATAGACGAGGCTGAATCGACCCAGGGCGTGGTCGTAGCAGTCGATGGGTTTTAGTGCGGCTTTTGTAGCTTCCCCTCCCCCCTGTGGTTGCGCTTCCCGCGCTTTGGCGGTGACGGTGAATCCTGCTTGCTTGATGGCTTCCTCGATCTGAATCCTTACCGTGTGTAGGCCGTCGGTCAGGTGTAGGTCGTTGAAGTCGGTCAGTTTGCCTTGGTTGCGGCAATAGTGGTCGAACCGGGCTTCCGGATCGGCAAATTTTGGCGATACGACGCGGCCATTGACGGCCAGCGCGGCCAGTTCTGCGCATTCTTTGCCAGCGTTTTTCTTGCCGTGGGGTTCGTTGCAGTGTGGGCAGGTCGCGGATAGGTTGACTTGTACCGGTTTCTGGCAATGTTGGCAGCGGGCAAAGGCGTCATCATCGGCTAAGATTAGGATTTGCGCTTCGCGGTAGTATTTTTTTAGCGCCTGGGCGACTGCTTGAAGGTTACCAGCATCGAATGCGATCGCAACCGGGAAACCGGTGGCTTCGTATGCGGTAGCGCCGGTGGCATAGCCTTCGGCAACCAGTATCAGTGTGGTTGGGCTATCGATCAGGTGGAAGTGGGCTTTTTTTACTGCACCGGCTGGCCAGTATTGTTTGTCGCGGCCGTTGTGTTTTGCGATCAGGTCTTTTTGTTTGTCTTTGTCCAGGATGAATTGCAGGCCGTGGATGCGGCCTTGGGTGTCGAGCATAGGCACGGCCAATGCGCCTTTTTCGGTGAATCTTACGCCGTGAGGGATGATGCCTTTGCGGTGTAGGTAATCGCAATCGCCGTCTATTTCAAGGTTGCGCCAGGCGGCACTGGCTTTGGCAGCGGACTGTTCAGCTTTGCGTTTTTGCTCCGCGTCCACGCGCTTTTTGTCGTCGGCAATGCGCTGTTTGATGGCGGCTTTTTGCTCGGCGCTGAGGTCGGTTCGGGTGATCTCTATTTTTTGCGCATTGTTGTCCGCGCCCTGCCAGATGCCATACGAGCCGACAAAGACGATGTCGCCGCCGGTCAGGGTGATTTCATGCAGGATATACCAGCCGCGTTTCTCTCGGTCACCTTCAACCCGGCAGCGGATCATGCGCCCAGTTGTCAGTCGATCGACCTGAAGGCCAAACCCAACCAGCTGTAATTTTACATCATCATAATTCGAAGACATTGTTTAGTAACTCACAACGCCACTACCTACAAACAAATCGAGCCCCTTCGTACCCGCAAGGGGGGATGCTGGGAAGTACCTTTTACCCGGCATCAGACATTCAATCGCTAACTTAACAAGCAATAACATTAAATTTAAAAATGCTTTAATTAATAAAGGGGAGCGGGGATAGATCATGGGGCATCCTGCTCATCCAGTGAGTTCAAAACGCAACGCATCACTGCATAATTAGCGGCGGCAATATCTGGGCGATTCCGATTAACATCAGCCATCTGCTTGGCGGCACCTAACGACATTGCAGGCTCAGTAACAATCAGCCGCTTGTCGGCCGTGTAATACTCGACCCTATAATCACCTAAACCCACATCCATACCCGTCATAATTTCTATATTCCTTAAATGCATCGGCTTCCATTCCGGATCAGCCTCCTGCATGTACTCTGTGTAATAAACCAATTGGGACAACGGCCGTCCTTGCAATGCCGCGCAGCGACATAAAATACCCTTGTAAAGAATCACATGAGCATTGTGCAAACCAACCATCACCAATCCCCAAACTGAGCATCGAACTTACGATTAATCATGAGTGCAACCCATGCCCATAAACCATCAACAACCGTCATCACTGCATTAGCAACAACAAATGTAAACAAAACCAGCAACCCGACCAAAAGCCAAAACAGCCCACGGGCAATCTTAAGCATCGCCAACCCTGCTGCGCAGTCGAGACACATGCGCATGCGCCCTACCCCGGCCGTTACGCACCCGCACCGCACTGTCATCATCAACCAGCGTCGCGTTAAAAATAAGAACCATCACAATCGACTTAATCGACACACTGATCATGCCCTTGGCGATCATCACCGCCACCGCATAACACCGGTTATTAATGACCGCCGTACTGACGCCAATAGATTCAGAATGCAACTCCAACTTCTCATAGATATTGCCGACATGCGCATTAACCGTGCGAATACTGACCGCCAGTAAACGCGCGATAACCTTATCCGCATGACCCTCAGCCATCAGCATTGCCACATCAGCTTCCCGCGCCGTCAGCCTACCCTGATTAACCATTTTCGCCTTAATAGTCATAAATACCCTTTACTGCTATGCTTAAAAATTTAACCAACCACATCAGATCCGCCATGACCTACCTTCACAAAACCCAAGCAGGAACATTCTTTATCAAACAAAAAGGCAACCGATGGCATGTGATCTATCAAGACGACAGCCTTGGTAGATCACATGCCGCAACATGCCCTTGACGACTTAGTAGGCGGTCATACATTTTCACCATCAAATGACATTGATACATCAACACTTGGACTACCGGATGAACTAGGCGAATGGACAATACTCAGTGACTGAATCAACGTCTCAGCCAAATCCTTTGCTCCATCCAATGACAAAGCCAGCCTCATAATGCTGCCGTCTAACAAATTAAAGCCGACACCAATTTGCTGGTTGTCCGCGTCCGCGCTCGTCGTATTACGCCAATCTGCCGGTTGATAACTATCTGGAATCATAGGTAAACCTACCTAGGTAATCAGCCCTATTACTAGACAGGGCTGAGGGGGTTAAAATTATTTTTGCTCTTTAAACAACATGCCTAACCTATAGGGCGGCAACTCAAACAAATCAGACCTCACACCAAAAGACCCCACTACTCCGAGCCAATCTCATGATTAAAAAACGACTCCACCTTAGCGATGTTCTTGATCGTCGGATTTGGCATATGCCCAGCGGCAAACTTGGAAAGCCAATGAAAGCTAACCCCGGCCTTGCTAGAAAGGCCCCTATAATCCCCGTGCTTTGCCACCTGCTCTTGGAGGCTTTCGACATGCTTCATAATTTTCATACACAACAATTTAGCAATTTATTGCTAGTTAAACAAGCAAAGAATTGCTTAATTAAAAATAAACCATTGCTAGGCCGTGGATTTATCATTGAACACATGATTAATACTAAGAAAATAGTTGCAGGGAACGTCAAAACTTTACTAGACCATAGAGCCAGGGAAACCGGCCGCAAAATGAGCCAAGCTGAGTTCGGAAAACTGGTTGGATTATCACAACGCACCGTCAGCTATTTATTTGATGAAGAAAATGTGGAAAGTATCCGCTCAGATACCATCGATAAACTAGCCGAGCACTTTGGCTTGCAAGCATTTCACTTGATGATCCCTAACCAACCAATTGAAGAATTGCTCAGCAATCGCATCGAAAAACTGGTAGAAAATTATTTACACAGCGACAACAGCGGCAAACACGCGACAATGGTTGTCTCTGAGACACGCGCTCACTATCAAGGTGAGGAATACATAAATAAAGTCGTTAACGGATCTACATAACTATTACGATAAATAAACCGTAGCTGCTTTGCTTTTGTCGCATCAGCTACGGCGTAAGCAATTGCCTATATACAAACCATAAAAAAAGGGAGCATAAAGATATGAGTAGTCTGGTTGAATGCAAATCCTGCAAACACCAAGTTGATAGAAGTGCAAAAACCTGTCCGAATTGCGGCGCGGCAAATCCAGGAGTTAAGGCATGGACAGGCTGTTTAGTCGTTTTCATATTAATTGCGGCAGTAGGTTCCCTTGTCGGAATCATTAAAGATAACAATACCGTAACCACCGATGGAAGCCCCACCCAACCAAAATCCGAGACGGCTAAGCCGATTAAGAAAGAAAATCTCGGCATGGGCTTTACCACTACCGAATTTATAAGTGCTTATAAAAATGCCGCTAAGGAAATGAACCTAACCATCAATCCAAATAACCTAACGGTTAATGATAGCGATAACGGCGAAGAACAAATAACGAATGCAGCACTATCCAATAACCTCGCACTGATAATTACGGCAAATAAGATTTCCGGCGATGTAACTGACATCATATTTATAGGAACGGGAGACGGAACTCTGAAGTCGGGAGCTAACGTGCTCGAAGGCATACTTTCCGCTGTGATTGCAACGAATCCCAAGCTATCAAAGGCCGATAGAGGGAGTGTAATAAACTCACTCGGCTTTGGTTCTAAAAGAGGACAGCTTGGTGGAACCGCCATTCGTAACGGCATTAAATACACACTGACCCAGACTGAAACCATGGGGACATGGCTAACAATCAGCAGCACCAAAGACGAGCAAATAGAATGAACCGTTACCATAACAACCAACTACCGCCCGGCTTCCACGCCGCAAGCAACGAGATCAAGGCTATCAATACCCTGTATGGCCTCATTATGGGCATTACCGCAGACCAGGTTATCAATGACAACGAAATTCACTTCCTCAATCTATGGCTAAAAGACAACGAGGCCTATACTCGATCATTCCCGCTCAACGTTGTTAAACAACGTATTGACGACATCTTGGCCGACAACATCATCACCCAGGAAGAGCGGGAAGACTTCTACCAAACCTTATCTAAACTTATAGGTGGAACTTTTCAAGAGACCGGTGCAGCGGGCGGCTTTAGCACCAGCTTCGGCAACCAAGAGCCTGACGAACTCATTGTTAATGGCTCAACATTTTGCTTAACCGGCGCATTTATCACCGGAACCCGTGATAAATGCGAACAAATCATCACCGAGCTGGGCGGCATACCGGCCAAATCCGTCACTAAAAAGCTTGATTATCTAGTCATCGGCGCACTCGCCAGCCGCGACTGGATAGCCACCAGCCACGGCAGAAAAATAGAAAAAGCCTTACTTTACCAAGAGCAAGGCAGCCCCGTGACAATACTATGTGAGGAATCCTGGGCAAAATTTATCAACATCACCAACTAACACTTCAATCAAAAATAGGATCAATTATGACAATAAAGAAAAAAAGCCCATTACAATCTAACGCCAACATTATTGGTGCGATTGCCTCTTGCTTGTATTTAATTTCCGGATATAGCCAAGCGGATGCTTTGCAAGATACCTATTACAAAGCCATTAGCGACTCCCTTGAACGATACGAAATAGTCAAGCGCAGTGGAACACCAATGGATATTTGCGTACAGGCTACCGTAATTACGTCAAGCTATCTTAACGCAAAAGATGAGCCTAACTTTATACAATGGAAAAAGATTAAAAAAGACGATTGCAGCCGAGCCGGCGTACCTGAGTAATTAAAATAAACTTTAATAAAAACAATAAAAAACCGCAGTGACCTGCACTGTAAATTCATAGATCGGGAACAATTTTTCAATGCTCGACACTTTGAGGCCTGTGAGTGTAGGCCATAAGCAGCTTTCCCGACTTCCATGATTACGAACTGGTTTAGCGTAACGTGCATTACGATAAATAAGGCGTTAAAATGATTGACATGAAGCCAGCTAAATTCCAAGTAATCTATGACGGACCTGCTCTCGATAACCACGAGATGGATGTGCATGACCTTGCACCCGCTCTAATGGCTATCGGAAGCCTTATGGAAGAGGTTGGAAACTCGCTATATGGCGATAAATTTAAAATAGGCGTCAGCGTAAAGGGATCATTTAAAACAGGTTGCTTTGGCGTCGAAATGGTTGCTACCGCTAAAAGCCTAATCTTAGACGCTATTGACATATTTAATCATGGCAATACAACGGCTGTTTTAAATGCAGCCGGTATTATTGGCCTTGCTAACTATACTGGCGGCACATTAATAGGTTTTTTGCGTTGGGTTCGGAATAGGAAAATCACTAAAACAGAAGTTGCTGACAATGGAATCGTTAGAGTTTATATTGATGATGATCATTATGATATTGAAAAGACCGCCCTTGCCCTTCTGCAAAACCATAAAATAAGACAAGCATTCGAAAACATCATAACCAAGCCCCTGCTGCGTGATGGTATTGAGTCATTCGCAATCGTTGATCCTGATGCACCCGGAAAACCGCTCTTAATGATAGATAAGAGGGAGTCAATTTATTTTGTCGCCCCCGATCCTGGCGATGAAAAAATAAACGACCAAACGACGATCGTCAGCTTGCAAATCATCAATGCGTCATTTGCAGATGGAAATAAATGGCGCTTTACCGACGGTATTCAAACATTTTATGCTGAAATACTGGATGAAGACTTTTTAGCTCGCGTTAATGCAAGCGAAGAAGTTTTTGCCAAAAACGACATCTTAAAAGCCAAGGTTCAGCTCCTACAATGGCTCACCATGAAAGGAATGAAGTCAGAGTATTCGATACTTGAAGTGATAGAACACCGCTCAGCAAACCGTCAGATCGATCTATTTAATCCATAGTCAACAACACCATTACAAAACCCGCCCTGAGCGGGTTTTTTATTGCCTAAAATTTTAGTTAAGCAATAAATTGCTTGACATGAAACCATATTAGCAATAAATTGCTAACCACTGAGACAAAATAGCCACGTAGGTCGAGTTAACGACAACGTAACCCGACATTAAAAACAATAAAAAACAGGAGCGTAACCATGGCCAAAAAAACACTTGATTGGCTGGCACTGCAAATCATCGCCGTATTTGAAGAGCGCGGACTTAATGCGGCCTACATCGAAGATACCCAAAAGACTCTAACAGGCCGAGACCGCTTGTCCGTGCTGCTCTGGTGCAACAACCTGGACAGCGACAACAAAGCCGCGCTGGCAAACCGGCTGCACGTCAACGAAACCGACTTAGCGACAACATTAAGAACCCTGCAAAAAATATAAGGGTTCGAAAACCGATTTACCAAGCAGCCTACCTTCAGCCCGGCTTACATAGCGGGCATTTTTTAGGACTGCAACAGAATGGCGGGAGTCCACCGGCTCCCAAAAAAGACCGGTGCAGTTATACAGCCATAACCTTGCCCGTTTCGGCGGGCTTTTTTTAAAACCGGTGTGTTTACCGGGTGCAACCAGAATCCTCTCTCTGGGCAGTAAAGAGAGGACACAGAAAAGAGCGCGAGCGTTAAAAACTGTAACGGGTACGCAACCGGATTGATTGTGGGGATAGCCGAGCACTTGATGCATAAAAGACTCGGGGAAGGAAGCATGGCACATAAGCACGGTATGGGTTGCAAAGTGCGCGTGGCCCGCTCTTTTTTCTGTGCAGCGGCGTTGAAAGTAGAAACGCGCAAGACGACATGAATAGGCTAGTCGATAACAACCTGGCTGATGACCCAATCATCATATCCTGAGTAACGTCAGGACTGCACATAACATCAAACGAGTAGCCCGACTCGTCTCAAGCTGGGCAAAAACGCGGAAACGCCAACAACAGAGCCGCAAGGATGCGGCCTTAACCCAGGACATTAATTTATGTGGTTTAAAAATCTAATCATCTTCCGGCTGGACGAACGCTTTATGCTTACTCCAGAAGACCTGCAAGAAAAACTTATCCCAATGGCGTTCAGGCCTTGCGGAAATCAAGAAGCATCGACCTTTGGCTGGACACCCCCACTGGGCAAATCATCAGAACAACTGGTACATAGCTCGAACGGATTTATGATGCTGTGTGGCAAAAATGAAGAACGAGTGCTGCCTACGGCCGTCGTCAATGATATGACGAATGAAAAAATTCTTGAAACTGAAGAACAACAGGGCCGTAAGTTATCCAAAAAAGAAAGAAACGCCATCAAAGACGAACTAATCTTTGAGTTGTTACCCAGGGCGTTCACCTTCCAAACCAAAACCTTCGCCTATATCGATCCCCAGAACGGCTGGCTGATTGTTGATTCAGCGTCTACCAGTAAAGCCGAAGGCTTGCTCAGCAGTTTGCGTAAATGCCTGGGCTCGTTACCGGCTACGCCAATCAATCGCATAACCGTCGACAGCCCCGTCAGCGTTATGACTGGTTGGCTGGCTAATGATCAAGGCCCGCATGAAGATGCTGAAATCACCATTGATGACGAATGCGAGCTACGCGCACCCGAAGAGGAAGGCGGCATTATCCGTTGCAAACGCCACGACTTGAGCCTGCCGGAAATAAAAAACCACCTGGATACCGGCAAACAAGTTTTTAAGGTAGCCCTGACCTGGTCTGATCGACTCTCTTTCATTATCGATGACAATCTGGCTATCAAACGCCTGAAGTTTTTAGACTTGATTCAGAGCCAAGCGGCTGATACTGAAACAGAATCCGAAGCCGACCGGTTCGATGTCGATTTTTCGATCATGTCGCTGGAACTGGCCAACTTCCTGCCTCGCCTGGTTGAGCTGTTCGGCGGCGAAGTCAAAACCCATACGCCGGACAATTAACCATGGATAAGCAGAGTTTAAACGCATGGTGGGACTACAGCGCCGCTGTAATGGCCAGAGACGCCGCGCAATTCGACCTTGACCAAAAATATGATGAGTATTTTGCACAACGCATTTTATACCTTTGCCATACCGGCAAATAACGAGGGTTATGACCATGCAAACACCTTTAGAACAATACCAATCAAACCTAATCCGGATTAGCGCCTACCGCGCAAAACAAACCGACGAGCAGCGGCGACGCGCGGATCTTGCCGAACAGGTTAACGTGTACTGCAAAAAACTGGGACTTAATATGCCGCAGTCCATAACAGCTATCCGCATTGCCCTTGAACAGCTGCGGCATGGGTGTAGCGATGATCTGGCGTATGAATTCGGGACCAATACCGCCAGGATAATCGCCTTAGTCAGCGCCAACCAAAAACTAAGCAGCATCATTCGGCGCAAAGTCCGCGTACTGCACTAAGGGGTCTGTCATGTGCATAAAAATATCCGACTATACCGTAGCTGAAACCATCAAATTTATCCTGGCCAGCCATACCCGGAAGCTTAAGCAATTCATTACCGATGTACAAAATGCCGATCATGCCGACTATAAAAAATACAACCTCTGCCGACCGCGATTATCTGCCGCATACCGAGAGGCCGATGCACAGCTGCATGGCATACGACTATTGGTGTTAGATCATAAAAAGGTTATCGCCGACATTAAAACCGCTCGCGAAGCGCTGCATGACGAATGGCAGTTGCATGATTTCCAGATCGTTGCACTGCAACGGCCAGGCACTAAGCCGCCGTTTTACATCCAAGAAGCGGCATAAAGCTATGGTCACCACAAAAGTAGATCATATCCGATCACGCGGACGCCAGCGCCAACTCAGCGCGTTGCAAAATACGGTTGATCAATGGAATACCAAACACCCGACAGGCACAGTGGTGAGGATTACCAATGGCGTAGGCGTTGCAACTCAAGCACCGACATCGGCGCCTGCCATGCTTCTGGCAAAGAGTACGCCGGTCGTATGGCTTAAGGGCATCCATAACTATGTAGCATTATCCAGAGTAGTGGTGATTTAGATGCCTACAAAAAGAAAAGGTGGGATTTGGTATCAACGCGGCTTTGACAGCGCTGATAGGGATAATCTAGTAAGAGGTGAAGAGACGCCAAAGCAAAAAGCTGCATCGGCAGGTTATAAATACGGATTTCCTATGCACAGATTCCCCCTAAAAGAGAATGAATTTATACGCGGATACTGGGATTCAATTGAAGTACAACAAAATAAAAATGCATTGAAAATGGAAGTGCAGAATGCGACCCGAAGTACCGTATCAACAGGCGAGATATTATCTGGAAAAGAAAATATGAGGTAGGCATTGCAAAAACTTTACGCAAAAATCAAAAAGAACAGCAAATACTTCCATCAAAACGCATGGTGTATTAACGAGCCTGAGCGATGGGGCTGGCCGTTTGCCGTAACCATAGAACCGGCTTGCATAGACTACACAGTGCAAGGCGGACCGGGTGGGCAATACCGCCTCAGCGATGTCAATTTATTCGTCGTCGAAGACGACAAAGAACTCCGCATTTCATAAAGGAAAAATTAACATGACCACACATAATTTTAACGATTATCCATTACCGGAGTGGGCCGAGAAGCTCAGTGATGGAGCCTACATGGAAATCGGCGCACAACTAGCAACCAGAGACGGACGTCGATGCGGGAACGCCTACGTGGACGAGATAGCATCGCATAAAACGCTTGGAGAAGTGGCGACCGTGATCACCGATATGGGCAACAGGATAACTATGACTGAAAGCGAAATGGAATCGGCGTTTTACCCGCCGACTTATGTGATGAAAATTATTGAAGCGCGGCGTTGGCGTAACGCTGAACTACTGACCGCCGCACGGCTAGCCCTTCCATTGATGGAAAGTTTTTTTAGGGATCATGAGGGCAAAGGAACAATTAAGCGGCTTAAACAAGCTATCAACAATCTGGAAGAAAAAATATGACTATCAAAGAAATAATCGCCGCCATAATCGCGAAAGAAGGCGGCTATGTAAACCACCCCAACGACAAAGGTGGCCCGACACAATACGGCATCACCGCCAAGAGTTACGCCGAGTATTTCAAGCTGCATGCAGACAGCGTCACCGTTGACAATATCAAATCCGTAACCCAACAGCTTGCCGAGAAAATCTATTACACCTTGTATTACGTCCGGCCCGGCATCGACCTACTGCCGGAACTGATTCAACCGATCATGCTCGACATGTCAGTTAATCATGGCCGTAGTGGATCAATAAAAATCCTGCAAACGGCGCTAGGCAAAGCGGGAATAAATGTAGGCGTACCCGATGGCATTATCGGCCAAAAAACCTTAACCGCAGCGACCGAAGCGGTCAGGCAACTTGGCAAACATTTTATTAATGACCTGGTCAATTGCCGGATCAGCGTTTATGAAGAAATTATCAAGACCGACCCAAGGCAAGCGGTTTTTAAAACCGGATGGTTTGCCAGAGCCGAATCATTTAGACCTCAGGCAGCGTGATGAACCTAAATTCGACAACCGCCAAAATCTCAACAAAACAACCGCTGAAAAAATATTTTCATTGCCGGTCTTGCGGCCATGACCGACCAATAGAACAGCTGGGTAAGATAACTCCTGGCAACAACTCAAAGCGCTGCCAATTTTGCTGCGATAAAGCTGATGCAGCGAGATTATTGATTGCCCAGCCATCAAAGGTTTGAAGATATGAAACCATCACCTAATATACTAACCGCTGATGAACCATTTGAACTAACAAGATCCAGAACAGCAATTAAAACATCAGGATACTGGACAACAAACGATTTGAGGCTGCGCTTCAAAGTATCGAAAATGACGCTATGGCGCTGGATGAGCCGCGAAGAAAACCCATTACCACAGCCAAAATTTAAAGGAAAGGGAAGTCAAAACAGGTGGGCAATAGAAGTTATTACCGCGTGGGAAGATAATCAAGAAACGGTATGACCACAAAACGTCTAGCAACGCATGAATTAACCAGCCCGCCAGCTGGACTTTAAACAACAAACCGACTCGCGGCGGCGGGTCTGGTTGAATGACGGGTTAGAGCCCGTTGCATGCACATGTATGTCGTGGTGCCGAGATTTTAGAGAAACACAGGGCGGAAAATACCCGATTAGCGATCACGCCCCAGGATGCGACAAATACAAACACTAACTGTTAGGCTTGGAGATAAAATATGACTAACTGGATAAAAGTGGCTATGTACAACGCATGGCTGCTAGAAATGAACAACAAAGGATACGGAAGCTGTGACCAGATTGACAGGCGTGTTAGCAAGGGCGAATTAACACCCGGAAAAGAATATGCTGCAATCAGCAAAGCGCAAGAAGCAAGTGCCTAACGCGTCGAGCTAACAGGGCGCGGCCCTGAAAGCTGAACAAACACAACCGCACTGATTCCGCGCTCCTGTTGAGCGACGGGTTATAACGCAATAGCTAACAGGGCGCGGCCCTGAATTTTAACAAACACAACCGTATTATGCCCGCGCTCCTGTTGAGCGACGGGTTAGGCTTTGAGAACACACAATGTTGACAACCGCAATCAAACAAGACTATCCTTTTCCCGTCGCCCCACATTGGGCGGCCGGGATTGGCATCCTGAAATGTCGCGGCACAGCCGCAACCTTGCGGTTTTTTTGTGCCCAGCGCACAGCTACGTCTATGGCGGGCTGGGCGGAGCGCCCGCAAGGGCGGCCGGTTGCGACACCGGTATGCCAACTTCGTTCAGTCCGTCTCCCTATGATTGGCATCGTTTGGAGATGGGTTTTAAACCTGTTTTCAGGAGTCGCAATCATGAATAATAACAAACGCAATCCGTCCGTCGTCCACGTCGATAATATCGACATCCCGGTTACCGAGTATCAAAACCAGCGCGTCATCACCACTGAGTTGATGGCACAGGCCTACGGCACCGAACTAAACAACATCCAAGCCAACTTTATCCGCAATAAAGGCCGTTTTGAAGAAGGCACACATTACTTCAAGCTCGAAGGCAAGCGACTGACTGACTTAAAGTCAGTCAGTCCGCAAATCAACAAACGCACCCGCAACCTGATCCTATGGACAGAACGCGGCGCAGCACGTCACGCCAAAATGCTCGATACCGACCAAGCCTGGGATGTCTTCGACAAACTGGAGTCCGACTACTTTGAACCGCCACAACAGCCAAAACCCGCGCGACGTGCAGCCTTGCCAACGCCGACCGACGAATTCACACCCGAAGTGCTGGCCGCGATTGATGCTCGTGCAATGGCGATGAGCCTGCGGCAATACGAACACAACAAAAACCAACTTCGCGAAGCCATCAAGCGCTGGGGCTATGGCCTGAAAGGGCAGCAGTTAGTTGACCTGGTAAAAAACATCGACCAGAAAGACAGCCGCCTATTCCTGATCCACCGCGACGAACTTTGGAAACTGACCAGCAGCGTTGCATCCATGACAATTATGCACCGACTGGCTTTGGATAACGTCCACGAACTGGAAGCCAGAACCGGCACGGAATGGTACGGACGACCGGATAACAGCCATTAA